TCTTCTTATTTGTGAATATTGTAAAGGGATATTTGCATTTAAGTAAGCCATAATTTTTTAACACTATCATCAAAATCATTATAATTAATTGTTATTTCGTCGCCTATAGAAATATTTTTTAACGCCATGCCGTCGTCGTTAACGCTTGGATCAGTGCTATGGTTTAAATATTTTTCGTTATCGATACCCATAACTAAAATCTTAGAGCCTAGTGTTCTCTCATAAGAATGAGTGTCAATAAATTTAGCCAATGATAAAGGCATTCTTGGTAAATTTTCTTGATTAAATTCTATTTCAAACTCAGGTCTAACTTCTTTTATTTTTTCACCCTTTTTAACATTTTCTTTTGCAAAGACCCCTATCCCGTGTATTTTACTTTTGTCGAGATAGGTATCTATCAAAAGCATTATAACAATATTGCGCCTACAACAAATCCACCAACAAAACAAATAATTTCTGTTCTGTTGTGTAGTTGCCATATCATAAATTTTTCTACATATTTTTTATACATGTTTCCTCCTAATGTATGTCACCCCAGTTTTTACCGGACTCGTAGTCTACTTTGTTTGGTATCTCCAAGTCAACTGCAGATTCCATAATTTCTGTTATACGTTTAGCTTGTTTATCACTTTCCACAGAAATATCTAGTTCATCATGTATCTGTATATGAGGAATAATGCCTTCCTTATATAATTCTAACATAGATTTTTTAGTCATATCTGCAGCGGATCCTTGAATTAATTTGTTTAAAGCTTTGTATGTGTATGCTCTTTTTATACCTGGACCATGTTCTTGTACTGCTTGTTCAAAAGGTAATGCTTTATGCATACCAAAACTATTTGGCTCCCATAAATGAAAACGACAAAGTCTACCAAGTAAAGTTCTTATTTGACCACGTTGTTGTGCTCTATTAGAAACTCCTTTCATTAAAGTTTTAACAAAAGGAACTCTGCTGTGATAAATAGAAAAAAGTTCTTCTGCTTTTTCTTTACTAACTCCTAGTTCTGCTTGTAATTTTGCTTTACCCATTCCATAAAATAATCCTAGGTTAATTGTTTTAGCCTGACTTCTTGGAATCTGTGCCATCTTTGCAACAATGGTATGGAAGTCTGCGTCACCTTCCTTATAAGCATTTTGTACATTAAAGACGCTTGCGTCTTGATCAAGGGATGCATAGTGAACTACTAATCTTGGTTCTTGTTGATTGTAGTCAAAGCATCCCCACTCGCAACCTGATTCTGGAAGAAAGAGGGATCGAATCAAAGGACCTAAGTCTTTATTACGAGCGGGAATCTGTTGTAGGTTTGGATTGGAATAACTAAATCTTCCAGTAACCGTTCCTCCATTGTCAGATCTAATTTGATTAATGTCTGCATGGATTCTACCTAAATGTTCATATCTAATAATTGTATCAATAAATGTTGTGTGAGCCTTGTTAATTTCTCTTGCTTCTGCTATCATCTTAACTAAAGGATGCTCATGAGAGGAAAGGAAATTTTTTGTAAATGATGGAGCTTGAGTTTTTACCGTTCGTTCGAAAGGTAAATTTAATTTTTCAAAAACTTTGGCAATTGATCTTGCTGCCCATATTTGAGTTTCTATTCCTGTTTCTTTTTTTATTTTGTGGAGCAACATTTCTTCTTGTAATGTTAGCTGTCGCTTTAGTTCGTGAGCTTTGCTTACGTCAACTTTCACCCCAAGAAATCTCATGTCAACCAAACAAGGAAAAAGATCAGTCTCTAATTCAAAAATAGCTCCTAGATCCTGGTCGCTTAATTCTTTCTGCAAGACTTTCCATAAAGCTAAAGTTATTTCTGCATCACGTTCTGCGTAAGTTCCAACATACATTGATGGCAACTTCCACATATCTGCTTTAGGATCAACTCCCCATTCATTAGCAGCTGCTCTTAATTCTGTTTCGTTTTTACCTTTACCAACATAATCCCAACCTAAACTGTTAAGATCATATCTAAATCTATTTTCATTTACGAGTGATGCTGCAATCATGGTGTCATAAATGTTTCCATTTATTTTTATTCCCATTTTTCTAATCCAACACACATCGTACATTGCGTTATGAAAAACTTTATCTGAGGTAGATTCACAAATGTCTGTAAACCATTGTAATACTTTACTTTTTTCAAGGTTACCACCACCTTCATGATCAAATGGAAAGTACCCTGAGTAGCCATCAACAGCCACAGCAATACCTACAACCTTACCTTTACCGGTCACTGATCCTGATCCCATAGATTTTAAATCTGGATCATATGTTTCTAAGTCTATGGCAATTGTATCTGCTTGTCTTAAATCTGGAAATTCATCGGGCTTAACCCATTCAGTCTGTGCTTCGAACATTTTTTACTATCCCCCATGAGTTTTTTGATTTGCGTTCTTCGGCTTGGCGTTTAGATTCTTTATAAGATTCTTCTAATTCTTTCTTTTCTTTTTCGGCTTCTTCTAAAAAATCTTTGTAGTCTCTTTCAATAATCATTTCAATAAAGTGAATTGCTTTTTCTAAATCTTGTTTTTTTCCTTTCAATCTGTGTCTCAAGATATATTTTATAGCGCATCCTTCAGGATAAAGCAACTCGTTTTCAATTACGAATTTACTTGGCTGAATTTTAAATTTCTGATAATGTGATCCGCCAATTTGTTTATCGTATGGATTTGTCATAACTTAAATCCTTTTGCTTTGTTAGGAGCTTTAATCAAAAATAAATTTTCAATTGTTCTAGTCACGCCTACATACCAAACTCTAAATTCTTCTTCTTGTTTTTCTTGCGATTTTTTTGCACCTTTGATAGTATTCGCCGTTTGATTTAAATATAAAACTACATTGTGTGCTTCGCCACCTTTAGCTCCATGAATTGTTGAAACTTTTATTCTTGGATCTTTTAATAAATTTTCTGAATTATCTAACATAGCGCGCATGTAATCTCGTTTACTCACTGGCACATTACTAAACATCTCATACCAATCTCCTTTAAAATCTATTTCTTTATGACCTATGTGTTCCATTATTCTTTGATGTTGTATTTCAGGAATAGTTTCTCCTTGTTGTAGTTTCTCCCAGTTTAAAATGTCTTCGTACAAAGTTTTTCCCATACTGTTTCCTTGATGAGTATTAAAGAAATAACCTTTTCTTTTTAAATATGCTGGAATTTTTTTTAAAAGAGAATTAGTACGAGCTAAAATTAACCAATCCCCTTCGCTCATATCAATCCCGTTTATACTAAATCGTTCATAAATATTTCCTACTGCGTCTTTAGGTAAGTAGTTTTTAGGAATTCTGTTAATAAATATACGTGATATAATATCTAATGCTTTTTGTTGGATAATAGGAGGAACTCTTTCAGATTTATCTAATAAAATTTCTCGTGCTTTCCATTTAATAAATGAATCTACATCAGCTCCGGCCCATCCAAAGATAGCTTGGTCATCATCGCCTGCAATCCATACGTCACAGTTAGTATCTTCTTCAATTTTTTTAATCATAGCCCATTGAATCAATGATAAATCCTGAGCTTCATCTACAAATATAACTTTAAATTTTGGTGTAGTTCCTTTATCTAAAAATTGTTGGATCATATCCGTAAAGTCAATCAACTTATAAAACTCTTTATAACTATTAATTTCTTTTTCTATCCCTATTAATTTATTTTTACTTATCCAACTTAAATGTTCATTACGATTAAACTGTTGTTCAACTGTAATTTGTCTCACTCTTGCTAGGTTAATAAGACTTAAATACTCACTACTAGAAGAAAAGATCCCATTAAAATTATTTGTTTCATAGGATGCATATTTAATTTGAATACCAGAAGTTTCTCCAATTGATTGATAGTTTCCTTCTTGCATTACGTTTTCCTCTTTAAGGCCCAGATTATTAAAAGCTAAAGAGTGAAGTGTTTGAAAATATTTTATATCTTTTTTAGTAAGGTCTGGATTCTTAGCTAAAAATCTATCTCTTGCTTCTCCTGCAGCTTTACGAGTAAATGCAAAGTATCCTATTTGATCATGCGGTGTACCGTTCTGTACATATTTATGTACTTCATTTAAAAGTCTTCTAGTTTTTCCTGTCCCTGGGGGACCTACTACTTTATATCTCATTAATAGTTCGCTCCTTTTCGTTCTATTGGTTTGTGTTCTATTTGTGGTGTATGTAATTGTGATAGTTTGCAAACTTTTAAAGTTTTACCATCTACATTTAGTGAATGATCAAATTCTACATTACATCTATCTTTTAATTTCTGTGCAATTTTTTCTT